GGAAGATGTTAGGGGGATTATAGGGGGTAATAGGGGTTGTAGGGGAAAGAGGGGGACAAAAGGGGGGAAGAGGAAACAAGGGGGAAAGGGGACAAAAATTTGAAAGCCATTTGCGAAAGTGATTGTCGAAGCGTTTTTTCGTCTCACACATCTTGCTTTCGTATCAATCAGCCCTGCGATTAGACGATTCTTTCTTAAATTCAGACCTTGCCGTTTCATCCTGATAAATAACAAGAGAAAAAAGCACGGAATAGTCGCAGAGGGTAGTTTTACTACCTGACACCATTCCATGCTTTCTGATACAGTAGTTTTGTAGCCGCGCGAGCTAAGATTAGATATTCTTGGCTTCTCTTGCCTTGCGCAGACGCTCTGCCAGTGCTTCACGCTGCTCTTCGCTGATCTCACGAGTGACAGGCGGCCGGAACTTCACAAGACGTTTCGGCATCGAATAGGTCTTGGATTCCTTGCACCGCTTGGCAGACAGCTCCGCCATAAACTTGTATGTATCGGGGAACTGCTCACAGAGCTTGTCCAGCTTGCGAATGTAAACCGGGTCAGCTGTGTAGATTTCTGCGGTATCTTCCGCTGCGTTGAAGTTGATGATAGTCTCACGTTCGATGTTGGTAAGTGCCATAGTTGTTTTCCTCCTGTATTTTGTGTAGTGAAAAATATTTATGGGGTTCAGACGGTATCAATCCATCCAAGTATACTCTTGGAACCGTTGAATCTGCTTGTTAAACGTGATGGGAAGGTCGCCTATCCCACCTTCCTTGTTCTTGCTTAGTCGGAACAGGTACTTGTCGGGGTTATCGCCGGACAGAAGGATGATTGCATCAGCGTCCTGTTCAATCTGTCCGCTCTCTCGCAAGTCGGAGTTAGTAGGCGTTGCTCCGGGCTTGGATGGGTTTCGATTGAGCTGTGCCAGTGCTACCACAACAATGCCTGTGGTTTGTGCCAGCTCGTGTAAGGCAATGGATATGGCTGTAATGGCGGCATATCTGTCCTTTGCGCCTGTTTCGTGGATGAGTTGAAGATAGTCTACGAAGATGACCTGAGCCTTTTTACGGAGAGCCTGCGCCTTCATCCACGCCACGTTCTTTCCGGCAGCGGAGCGGATATATAAGGGCATCTTCATGTTTTTTGCCTGTCCGTCAATCTCATTCAAGCTGACCGCCTTATTTTTCACCGTGTCCAGAGGGCAGTATATCTGATTAGCCATCAGACGTGCGCCCAGCTTGCGTTTGCTGGTTTCCAAGCTGAAATAGTACACGGTATAGTCCTGCTTTGCCATGCTTGCTGCTATTTGCAGAGACAGGGCTGTCTTGCCCGCAGACGGTCTGCCACCGATGATGATGAAATCGCCCGGTGAGATGTGCAACGCTTCATCCAAACGCTCTAGACCTGTCTTGATGTACACAGGCTTCTCGTCCATGTGAAGCACATAGTCGTTCAGCACATCCTCGTATGTCCACGCATCTTCTTCCTCAGCTTTCAGGCTCATCGCCTCGCCCATCTGCTGGTAAATGTCTGATAGATCAGAATAGTCGGTAAGCTCGCTGGTCATTTGAAATGCCAGACCTTGCACACGAGTGAGTGCAGCTTGTTCTCTGATAAGCTGTGCCCAACGCTGCATCTGCTCCCTGTCAATTCGCACACACTCTGATTCACAGGTTTGTACACACGCCAAGAGCGTCTGCGCTACGTCTGGATGCTGCGTGTTTATCTCGACTATATCTATCTTACCCCTAGCCGTCCAATAGCCCTGAACAGCCGCAAAAGCGTCTCTCAGCTCAGGTCTGAACAAGTCAAGTTCAAGGTCTGGTATGATTTCATCCACAACGCCCGGCTTGCAGAGCATCAGCGCACCGATAAATACCGTTTGAACGTCCATTGTCATAGTCTAGGAAACTCCATCTCCGTACTTTGCTCGTACTGGTCATCCTGTTTTAATGCGTAAATGTCCTGCCACCCGGCATAGATGCTCTGGTCGAGAATGGCTTTCCAATCATGCCGATCAAACTTTTCCAGCTTGTTGCAGAGCATTTGTTTTGCCCGGTCTGTCATAGGCTTTTTGATTCTTGTACGCATCTGTGCGAACTCTCGCAAGGATTCCAGCAAGGCTTTATCGCCATGAGCAAAGTCGGAGAAGATGTCAGGTTTCTTCTTGACTGCACTCTCTGGCAGGGTCTTGACGTTCATCTGACTGTCAGTTGATACAATGGGTTCATTGTCATCTGACTTTGAACTCATAGATGAGCTGACCTTCATCTCATTTATGACATGAGGATGAGCTGACTTTCGTGTATACCATCCTTTTGACGCAATATCGCTTTTTTTCCGCTCTTCATCGAGCAGATGTTTAATCAAAATGAAACAAGATTCTGCCTTTTTTGAGTTCAAAGTTGTGTCTTTTTCTTCAAAAACGTATGCACAGATTGCATCGTAGAGTTCCAACTTCTCTTTACTTTTGAGTGTGGAGATGGCTTCAAAGTAGTATCGCTGGAATGTAAAGCTGTCTCGTTTTTTGTCCATGCTCAATCCTCTTTGTAGCGTTTGTTCCATGCTTCGATAAGGTCTTTTTTAATCTTTTCTTTATCGACTGCGGAACAATTAAAGCTATATGGCTTGCTTTCCATGAATACCCGGCACTTGCATCCATTCTTGCCGTTTCCTCTTGTTATAGACATCCAGCTTGTCAAATAGTCGCCTGATTCCGCAATAGTTACTTTCCCACCGCAGAACGGGCATCTCTTGAGTTCTGTCATTTTCTAAATCCCTCTCTTGTTCTTGTGATTCGCTTATTCGCCTTGACAGGCCTTGCGCCTTTGCCGTACGCTGGGCGAATATGTTTTGCCTTGATGTACCCGCAAGGCGGCTTCGGCCCAAAGTCAAAAAAACTCAAGTCCATAACGATAATGCCAAACTTCTTGTTCGTCATACTCAATCCTCCTTTGGCTCTTTTGGCGCATACGTCCAGTGCGTTACAATGTACCAATCATCGTGTTCTAATGGGTCGTTAAACTCGTCTCTCCACGCTCGTTTTCCGAATGCTGGCGCATAGAAGCCAAGTCTCATGTACCGTTCATAGTCGTTTTCGTTTTGGTAAATGTGTTTTACCATCAAAATCAGCATCGGAGCATCTGACGGTGGCAACTCATCCCGCACGGAATGCCATACATACTTGTCCATTTCCATCTCCTCATACCATCGGAAACGTCATTCAATGCGTCACAGGACGCTGAATGTTCGGGTCAATAGTCGGTGTTGCATCAATAGCATCCAGCACCTCATCGTAGAAAGCTCCTCCATCGGGATTTGAAAACGAACTAGCTCTGTCTGCGTCCAAAGCGCATTTTTCAATCTTCTGGCGCAGCGCATCTGCATCAATCGGCCTCATATCTGTCAACCCTCCGGCGCATAAATGCGCATCCAATGTGTAACCGTCACGTTATCCGGCAGTCTCTCGCCTATCTCATCCCAGAACTGACCGTCTGCGTAACAGCCAAGAAAGTACGCTGTCGGCGAGAATCCTTGCAACATTTTTCCATATTTATCACGCCACGTTGTCTTAGTCGCAAGCAACAAAGGCTGTGTCCGCTCTCGTGGCGGCTCGCTTGCTGGATGCCAAAGCGTGCTATTCATAACTTGTTCTCCATCAAAGAACCACAGTTCGGGCAGTAGTTCCAACGTGTATGATGATTTTTTGTGTGGCATCTGCTACACTCGAATCTTGTAAATGTATCGTCCTGTATAATCCATTCAGCGGTACGCTCTAAGGCTGTTGGGGCATCTTCCACAACGTCAATGGCATCGCCAATGCCGCAAGCACGGCATCTAACTCCATTGTAGTTCTCGCAGCCATCGCAATATGCTTTCTTGATTCTTTCAATAAGTGCGTTTCGTTCAAGGTATTCTGGATAATTGTCCACAGTTTGGCATAAAAGTTTCCCTTTGCTGTCCAGTAGAATGCCATTGCCCAGCCTGATTACATTACTTTCGCTCATCTTTCTTCTCCCATTCCTTGCATCCACGTTCGTCCCACACGAAGTCTGCAACGTGTTCTGACTGGTCGTTCACGCACACGCCCTCCGGCTCTGCGTGCCATTTGCAAGAGCCACAGGACGGCTGAGATTTGTTCTTACAGGATTCTGCTGTGCATCGGATAGCCTTGCCAGCGGAGAACTGCTTGATGCCCATGCAAGAGCAGTGTTCGGTGGTGCAGTAGAAGTTCATTCCTCTATCTCCTTCCATCCGATAAACTCACATAAACCAACAGTGTTGTTGGCGCAACGATGAATGAGGACTTTATCGCTTATTTTGAATTTTGCGATAAACCCAATTTTACTTTCTTCCATTTCGTTTTCAAACATCCAATCAACAATGTCTTTGTCGATTCTGACATCGCTTTCGTCCGTCATGGTCGCAAAGCACTGTTTGCACCTGTAAAGAGCGCACTTTTTCATTATATCTGCCCTCTCTTTCTCCTTCTGTTGGCATTGAACCGTCCGATCACTCGCTTATACTCCGCATAGCACTCCGGGCACAGGTCGCCTGTGTCCCTGCGCCACGCCCAGTCCTTGAAATATTCGTCAGGATTCATCATTCTACCGCCCTGCGCCGCTCCGCAGCGGTCGCACACTCGCTTGTGGTATATTCCTCTGTCAGTCTGCATTATTCGTCCTCCCCAATGTCCTTAAACAGGATTTCTTTGTCGGCTTTCCAGTCTTTGATTTTGCACGGAATCTCCGTGCCGGGAACGGTCTTTTTCAGCCCATCCATCTGCCAGATGTTCCATGAGATTGTTTCTGCAATGCAGTCAAGAAACATAGGCATACAGCCGATTTCCAACCTTTTAGCATCAAACCGATACCTGAAATTTTCAACCAGTGTCAGAAACAGGTTGCACCGTGCCAGCAAGAGGTTGTCTCCTTGCCACTCATAGCCGTATGTCGATGCGTAGGCATTTATTGCCCAGTACATCCACATATCGTAGTCATGGAACTGCTCTGCCAGAACATTCAGTTTTCTATCCAGCAGACCGATTCTGTCCGGCACAGCAATCATCTGCCCTGTGGTGGTGTCATATCTGCTTGTAAGGAACGGTGCTTCTCCGCAGGTCACTTCTAGGCAGGTCTTGTTGATGTATTTCTTCCAGTCCTCACCTTTTAGGTCGTTTTCGGCAACGTCTGTCATCTTCTTGCAAACCCAAGTCGGCGTAAACACCTCTGCTTTCTTGCTGGTGCGCTTCTTCTGGTCTGCAAGCCGTTTCTGCACGCGAGGGACAAGCTGAACTTTGCCCAACTGTTCCAGTGTGATTTCATCTGCAAAGCCCACGCCCAGTTCAGGCGGTGGGTCTGTCGCCCAAATGATGTTATTTCCTGTCGTGTGGTCTTGCAAGAGGATAGGCAGAAACGTGCGTAAGCAAGGGTCGGAAAAGTCAATCAGTTTTCCCATTGGTCAGCCCTCACCATGATTTTGTTTTCCTCTTTCATCCAGTCCTTGACGCAATGAAAGCAATGCTCGCGGTTTTGGCAACGCTCCGGGTCTCGATGCTTGATAAGTTCGCAGATGCCCGGTGTCAGGTTCTCCGTGATGTCATCATCCGTCATGGAGCGAATGAAATCGCCGTTAGTCATGTTCTTCCACCTCTCTGTACTCCACGTCAATCCCCTTCGGCAAAGCTGTCTGGTACTTCTGGGCGAGCTGTTCTGCGCTCTGGGCATCACCCAACGGCTGTTCAGGCGGGGCAACGGTAACTTCCACGTTGTCACGCATACCAAAGTAGTTCTTGGCTCGGAAAATCCACTCTGCCGGGTTCTCCTGACCGTACATGCCGTTGTACGCCCACATGGACTGCATTTGCAGAATCAGCTTCAAGATGTACTTCTGCTGCAAGCTGTCGTCACGGCGCTTGCCCGCCATAATCTGCTTCAGGCTCACCCATTCGATGCCCAGCACCAGCGCAATCCATTCCACCACAGGGGAGATTCTGGCTTCGATGCAAGCGTCAAAGAAGAAGTCAAGACGCTGCTGAACTTCAATGGGGTTGTTCATATCCACGCTCGGAAGGTCACCAAAATACTTTGCCGCAATCATGCCGACAACTTTCTTGTCCTCTTCATCGCCGATTCTTGACTGCAAATCCCCTGTGTTCATCATCTTTGACTTCTCGATAGCCAACTCTTGCTGTTCTTTCACCTTTTTGCTCACCTGCGATCGGATAGATTTCCGCTTGTTAAGCATCTGTTGTTTTTTCTTCTCACGCTCTTTCTCACGCTTCGCGGCGGCTTCTTCTTTCGCCTTTTGCGCCCGCTTCTCACGCTTTTTCTTTTCAGCTTCGGTCAGCGGTGGTCTGCCACGACCGCGCTTTGGGGGTGTTGCCATGTATCAGGCCTCCTTTGGCAGTTTTGGAATCGGCATCCAGAACCTGACCTCTTCACGTCCAACCTCTTCTATCCACTTACCGTTTCTAAATTCTCTTGTTGAAACGCAATCGTTCAAATCCAAAAACTTATATACAGCAAAGTAGATTCCATCTTTTTTCGGTTGCGAATCGGTTACGCTAATCCACTCGTTCATGCTCTCACCTCTTCATTTTCGTTTCGATTTTATCCAGCTTAGTTGCAATCCACCAGATGGAGCAGCAACTGTCCAACTGCCGCCACCAAGCGCACTTTTCTTTCTCGCATACGCACCGACCAAGCGGATTGCTGGTTAACTTCATCGGGCAGTAAAGTTCGTTGTCCATTGGTTATTCCCCGTTCATCTTATAACATTTGCTGCCGTTATCGTTGAATCCCAAACACCAAGCTAACTCGGAAGCAATTTTCTGATAAATGCCTTTGGCGTTAAGCTCAGTTTCGGATTCCGCACAGCCGCTATAAAGACCATACAGAAAAGCCAGTCTTTCACGCCCTACCATGTCGATATCCTGAATCATCATTTCCACCCCATCATAACCGCCGTACAAACGACCAGAACCACGTTGACGAACAACCAAACGAGCATTGCCTGCTGTTTTTCAAACAGGTTGTTTGCCATGTCCTTAATTGTCCGTTCGGACTGAACCACTACCGCCAGCAGGACTAAGCAGACCAGCCAGCGAGTTACAAACTCAAACATTTCAGAATGCCTCCCAACTGTTAATAATCATTTTCTTCCCGCAAATCGGGCATTCAGGAATAATTTTGTTCCATACTTTATTTGCCGTCATCGTTGCAAATCGAGTGTCGAGGACATCTATATCTGTTCCACACAAATCACAAGAAAATTTTATGCTCCTCCGAATATCATCGCTTATCCTCATGGATAACGTATCGTCAACTTCTTCGTTATTCAACAGTGCCATCAGCTCCACCTTTCTCTCAGCTCTTTTTCGACCTGTTCTGACTTTGCGGTGATGTAATCTGCAAAATCGTCAGGGGTCATGTCCTCTTCTTTGAACTTGCCGACCATCTCCCAGTACCTATCACCAATGCGGATGATTTTCTGAACCTGTTCATCGGTCAGGTCTGCATCGCACCAAAGGTTCTGAATCAGTGCGCCCCATGTGGCGGCTATGCCATCCAGAGCCATGTGGAAGCCGTACAACTGGTTCTGCCGTGCGATTTTGCGGAGGTTGGCTGACATTGCCTGTTTGCCAGACGAGGGGCGGTTTCTGCGCTTACTCATCTTATTTCTCCTTTTAATAAAGGTATCGCCATGCAACGATTTTGGAATCGCTTGCAACCCATTCTCCACTACTTTGAAACCAACGCTTGTCTGCGTACTTGCGATATGCAAGGTCAAGGTCGCCGTTTTCAAACTTTATTTCGACAGCTTCACCGCATTGCGGTTGAACATTCATGCTGTTCCACTTGTTTTTGTTTTCAGTGTCGGGCTTCTGTTCATCAGGTGTTAGCCAGTCATTCAGTTCTTTCATGCAGGACGGACAAAGCTGAATCGGTTCTTCGCCCAGTCCAAAACGGTTGCGTTCCACCGTGCAATCTAAGAACAGAATCGAATTTGCAGTACCGTAGCAATCGTTTATGTCAGGCACTTTCCGATTAAAAATCTCACCGCACCTGTCGCACTTAAAGACAACGCTCACTCTTTTATTCCCTCCATTCTTGAACCACAGTTAGGGCAATAATCAAAATCCGATACACGTTCATACGGCGAGAGTTTGTATTCTGCTCTGCACTTGTCACACTCGATTGAGTTTCTTTCATGGTCATAAATCCATTTTGCTTGTCGTTCCTGTTCTCCTTTCAGCCATTCGTTCAACTTTGCCATGCAAGAGGGGCAAAGAAACGGTTCATCATAGCAATCGCAACTCCAGTAGTCCCATGCGTCATGCACGTTCTTGTCAACCAGAATCACGGCATTGGGCTTATGCCTCCCCATCTCATCGGGCGGTTCAGGATTAAACACTTCTCCGCAGCGGTTACATTTCATGCTCATGTTCTTCCTCCAATCTCTTTAGCAGTCCATCCACATCATATCGCCAATGGACACGCAGCCTTTTCGCTTTGACCTCTATCCCCTCTTGCTCTGCCCACTGCCAAGGGATGCTCTTGCGGCTCTCATTGTATCGGAACGCCAGAACCTTGCTGGCGGGGATTGCAAAGGTGCGGTTGACCGCCCGGTAATTGACTATCAAATGGGCGGTCTGACCGCTGTACACCATCGCATTCACCATATCCGTGATGTGCTTTTCCTTTCGGTATTTGCACTTCGCCTTGTCGTACTTGCCGAACACCTTTTCCAGAGGGATAGAGGGCGTTTCAATGGTTTTCAGCTCAAACAGGTGGTTCATCGGGTAACGGTATACAAGGAAGTCACAGATGTTGTCGATGGAAAACGACAGGTTCTCGTTGCCGCCGTAATATGTGGCAGCACTGTCCTTCAGCCGGTAGCACCACGCATCGGATGGGACGGATGCTTTGAAGTCTGCTTCAAACTGCTTGCCGGTGTTCATTCATCGCCCTCTGGCAGTGCAGGAATCGGCATCCAAAACTTGATGTCATAATATTCGCTTCCTGCCCATTTTCCGTCTTTGAACATCCTTGACGAAACGCAGTTGCGCCAGCAATCGAAGTCGTATGCAATAAAGTACATACCATCTTCGGGCGGCTGAGCGTCTTTAACGCTCGTCCACAGTTGCATAGCGGTCGGTACGCTGTCGATAGCTTCTTCTACCGACTTCCATTCAGACATATACAGTTCGATTTCAGCTCTATCCGCAATCGCATCGTAGACAGTATCTGCGTCAATCAATCTCATCCTCGTTCACCTCTAAATTCACTTCCGAGAAACCGTTTCTTGCCACGTTCCCGATGCTTGTCCTCATAGTTGCGGTGGTACACGCTCTGGCTGTGGTTCAGTTCATACGCGAACGCCTTGCGCTCTTCGAAGTCTTTCTTCTCTGCCTTGTACTTCTCGCAGGTGTCGTGGCAGGCTTGATGGCGTGATGTGCAGTTGAGACAACAAGTAATCATTCTTCGCCAAATCTCCTTTTTGTTACGGCTACGCAAAAGCTTTCGATTTCGCTTGCCCACCGTGCGGTTCCCTCGCCGTAGGCTCTTTGCCAGACCAGAGGGAAACCGCCCAAACCATCGAAGAGACTGCCAAGTGTGGGCTTTTCTTTCAGGTAATGGCGCATCTTCTGCACCAGCCAAAACCATTGTGGCAAAGCGATTGAGTTGCCAAGAGCCTTGTACCGTGGGCTGTCAGCGTATTTGTGCTTCTTTCCTTTGCTATCCGTCCAGTCACCAATGTTGGTGTAATTGTCAGGAAATCCTTGCAACCGTTCGCATTCAACAGGGGTCAAGCGGCGGACAATCCAACGGATTGCTTTCTCTGCAATCAGACACTCGCTGCCATTGCCGATGTTTCCTGCTTTCGCTTTCAAGGTTGAGCATTTGTCGCTTTCCTTGTAGTGACTGAAAGACTGTTCGTTAAAGGTCTTGCGTTCGATAGCAATAGCCGTGTAGTCTGTGGTTCTGTTTTCGTGGTCGCCTGTTATGGTTGGACAAGTTCTGCCATCGCCGTTTCCACGAGCATCATAAACAACAGGCTGAAACAATGTCTGGTCTTGGAGTGTTGAAAGCGTTGCGCTTTTTTCGGTTTGTACCAGCGCACCTTTACCACCACCGGCGCATCCACTACGGATTTTCAGGGTATAGGAATTGCCCGCCCTATCACGTCCATAAGGGCTTGCCTGAGAATGTCCGGGAGTGGCTTCCCACGCCTTGATGCTCTCGTCAGGATTCCCTGACAGGCTCGCGCGCTCAAATAGTATTTCTGTGGCACGTTGTCCTCTAAAATCCACGACAAGAGAGATTCTCTTTCGGCGTTGGGGTACTCCCCAGTATTGAGCGTCAAGCTGTCGCCATGCCAAAGACCATCCGTTCCCGGCGATTGCTCCAGCCTTGTTCCATCTGCCCCCCCTCGGAGGTCTAGGAATTGAAGCGTCTGGTTGTTCCACGCGGGCAAGCTCTTCCAGCACGGCTCTGAAATCTTCTCCCCCGTTGGAACTGAATGCTCCGGGTACGTTTTCCCAAACAGCGAAAGTTGGATACAGTCCATTTGTGCTTGACCTCATTTCCTTTATAATCCGAACCGCCTCCATGAACAACCCGGAGCGTTCTCCTGCAAGTCCGGCCCTGCGTCCTGCAATGGACAAATCTTGGCATGGGCTGCCAAACGTGATACAATCCACAGGTTCTATCTGGTCGCCGTGAATCTTTGTAATGTCGCCCAAGTGCTTCATCTTTCCAAACGCCCGTCCAGCCAGATAGCACAGCTCTTATATAAGGTAGGCGGTCAGTCTCTAATGAGCCAATGGTTTCCGTTTGAATCAATCCCGGTCTTGTAATTTCGCTTTTGACGATTATTCAAATAGCCGTTATTTTTTCCCAAAAATTTCGAAGCGGCTCTCAATGTTCCAAAGTAATGAATCTCGCCAGTTGGAGATATGAGCGCGACATCTTTACAGCACTTTTCAAAAAGGCCTTCTTGGAAGCCCTTCTTTACGTTTTCTCCAATAGTCACCCATTCCAAATTTTCGGGAATGTTGTTTGACGGATTGCCATCAATATGGTTTACTGTCAAATTTGGTTCGTATCCATCAACCCAAGCCATAGCGACAAGCCTTGAAACCAACATAGTTTTATGAGAGCCGCTTTTCCAAAGTTCAACTCGTTCATCTGCGTTCCCTTTTGAGTCTCTGTATCTTCTTTCTGTTTTCGGCTTAATAATTCTTGTTTTCCAAACTCTGACTTTATACTTTGCAGAAGATGTTGTTTTACCCGGTGCGCTTCTGATTCTTCCAAGATTCGATGATTGATAAAGCCCCTCATATCCCGGAATGTCTTTCCAAAGTTCTTCCATCGATTCCTTTCTCGCCTTTTGTTCCGGTAGCGTAACCGTTAGTCAAAAGGGAGCGAACCATCCGGCTCTTCAATAAGGGAGAAGTCATCCGCGTTGCCCTGAGAGTAGTTTTGCGGTGCATCCTGCGCCCGATCAGAAGGCTTGCTGTCAGACTTGCCACCGCAGAAGTTAACCTTGTTCGCCATGATTTCCGTTGCGGTGCGGTTGTTCCCCTGCTTGTCGGTATACTTTCGGGTCTGGATGCTACCAGTCACCAGAATTAGGCTGCCCTTCTGAAACCACTTGGAAACGAACAACGCCGTATTGCCAAATGCGGTGCAGTTAAAGAAGTCAGTTTCCTTCTGGCCGCCACTCTGACGGTCGCAGGCAATGCTGAACGTGCAAACATCCTTGCCAGACTTCGTGACCTTAGCTTCAGGCGTGTGAACCAGACGCCCCTGAATTGCGATAGAGTTAAGCATTGTTTAGCCCTCCTTCGGCTGTTTCTGGGCACAGTCCCAACACAGGACACGCCCAAAGCGTTTCTTTGTGCTTCTTGCAGTTTCCAGCGGTGATACAGTTCGATTGTTGTACTGGACAGGCTGCAACTGCTTTCCGCAGCAAGCGCACGGAGGAATATTTTCTGCCTCTGCTTGCTTCTGGACAGGCTTGCTTGCCCTGCTTGTGGTCTGCTTCTGGTACTCGTCCGTGTCAGCGTCCTTTGTATCGTCAATGCAGAACAGACCGTTCAGAGCGTACTTTCTAGCGTAGCTGCTTGCAGTGCCGGTAAGTTGGGAATCTGACATACCAGATTGCTGCTTTGGCTCTCTGGCGTATGCCGTGTTAGATATTTTGTCTCCGGTCTCCGAATCGTAGATTGTTGCAGTCGCTTTGATATAGTGGTACTCGCCACTCTGTACAGGCTCGTCTTCAAGAACAAGACAGGCTCCGTATTTCGCAAGGAGGGGTTTTACTGCTTCCAGAATGTCTTCGCAACTGCGGTAATTGTACTTACCAAAAGAATTGCGCTGGCTTTTTGGGGCTTTCAGCTCGCCTTGAATTTTGGAAAGCTTCACAAGTGTTTCCATATTTCTCCTTCCATAAAGCATCTTTTGCTTTCTTAGCTTCTTCTATGGTCTTGAATCGGTATGTTTTTCCGCTAAAGTGGAACGAATATCTGCGTTTCAAACCTTTCGTTGAACGGTCTTCGTAGATTCCGTACTCGCCAGTTAAAGCGTTTCTGGCCTGAACAGTATTTGCAACATTATCAGCTTGGGTTACGCAGCGAAGATTCTCAATCCTGTTGTCTGTCCTGATTCCATTGATATGATCGATTACTCCAATAGGCATTAGCCCATAATGAAGTGCGTACACAAGGCGGTGTGCTTTGTATTGTTTTCCTTTGATTTTTACAATCAAATAACCGTCTTTATCGTAGCTTCCTGCACTGTTTTTCCTGTCTTTTCTGTGTAGCGTACCGCCAGAATCAACATAAAACCATTTGCAAAGATACTCGACAAGTTCCTTATCGGTCATGGAATCGTCCTCCTTTCTTCGGCTTCATTGGGCTTTATTGCTCTTACTTTGGCTTAATACGGCTGTACAAAATCAACCGGCCATCAGGTCTGCCAACTGCGCACGGAGGTCTTTCAGCTCTGCTTCCCTGTCCTCAATCTCAGACTGCAAGTCCTCAATCGCTGCCAGCCTGTCGGCTTCTTTGGCTTCTGCCATCTGCTCGTTGGTCATGAAGTACACGCCGTCCTCCGGCTCGGTTACTCCGCCGAATCTGTCGAGGTTAATCATCTTTGGGTCTCCCTCTCTTTCGCTGCTCTTTTATTTGCAGTGCGCTGTGCCACTGGTCTTTGTCAATTTCGATGGTAGACCACCGGTAGTTACATACAAGGCACTTTTTTCTGCGAACGATGCTGTCGGGGGCAGACCGGCTGTCAACCGTTGTAATGTTGTCACTACCGCACATCGGGCATTTCACCGTGCATCCCTCCACTCGTTCGTGTGGTGGGCAATGCGCTTGATTTTTCGGCATTCTTTCTCGCTGCGTTCGTCCATCTCCTCGCTAACTGCCAACGCACACAGCAAGATAGCCGTTGCGAGAAACCCGCAGGACACGATCACCCAGCCAAGCATCTGCGCTGTGGTCTGGCATCCTTGAATCGCATCACCGCAGCCAACCGCTGCGATAGCCGCGACCAGACCAAGCATGGAAAGCACCATTCCTTTCAAAGTTTTCATTGGTTCTCCTTAGTTCAAAATGATGTCAAACATAAACGGTTTTCTTTCGTTTATCACGATTGTTGCGTTCAGAACCCGCGCTATCTTTGCAAGCGTTTCAGTTTTAACACCAGTCTTGTACGGTTTTTTGTTCGGACTAGTGATGTTGTAAACTGTTTGCTCGGACAACCCGCTCCTGTGGATAAGCTCAAGAGCGCTCATGTTTCGCTTTTTAAGCGCTGCTTTCAGTGTCATATGTTCTCTCCTTAGCTTTTCACTGAATGCCCAAAAATCCAGATGGTTGCCATCAAAGCGCCAATGCCAATGATTGCACGCGTTGCGTTTACGCCAACCAGAAGGTCAATCCGGTGAATCAACCAAAAGTTCAGCAGAAACGCTGCCAGAACCAACGCCATGACGATTCCCCAAATCAGGACGATTTCTACCAGTGTTTTCATCTTTGTCCTTTCTATTATGTATGTGTTCTAGCCGTTCTTTCTCCCGGCTGTGCCAGCGGATTTCCCGCTTTCCGTAGTACTTACCGTTCATCGGGAGGGTCTACCTTTCCTTGTGAAAGCAAATCACTGTAATGCCCATAACTCATTCCAAGTTCTTTCGCCTTGTCATTTACCTGTTTAATGCTGTACTTTGACTTTTCTTTCGTTGTATTTCCTTCCTGTCTAGATTCATCGGAAGAAGCTCTGATGTAGTCTGGGTGTTCCCTCCGCCAGTCTGCGGTCTTTTTTCGCTTTGCGGCGTTTGCGCATTTCTTATGGTATTTTTGATACTTGTATAATTTGCGCATCGGCCTTTTGCACCATTCGCACGGAACAATGCCATACGGAGCGCGGCGTTCGGTCTGGTTTTCTTTTTGAACAAATATCGCACATTCTTTGCAATACCGTCTTGTCGGTCTGACCACGCCAAGATACAGGCCGCAGCGCTCACAGTACTTTTCTTCCACGCTGCATCTCCTCTTTCAGTCTTGCTTCTCGATTGTGGCGTTCAAAGCACTGGTTGATAGATTTCTCCATCCACAGCACCTTGTTGGCATCGTTTTTGGACACGCCAGCAGCCATTGCGAGCTTTAGCCTGCGCTTGCGGCTTTGTGCTTTACAGAATTTCACCAGCATTCACCAGCCTTGTCTGTGATGAACTTCGGGACTTTCCGACCTGTGGCAATGCACAGTGCAACCAGCTTTTCGACCCAGATATCATACAGCCCTTCTTCGACCATATAGCACTGGCCAACGCTAGGCTCCTTAAAATCCAACCAAATCGTCAGCCCAACAGCGCCATCAGTGACCGTCCAGATCATACTGTAGCCTTCATTGCACAGGTTGTACAAAATGTCTCGTGCTCTGCTTTTGGCTTCGTTGAGTTCAAAGGAATCCCAGCGCTTTTTACTTTCCTCGTAGGCCTCGGCCGCAGCGTCAATGGCAAACTTTGCTTCATCCGGGTGCTCAAGGTCTACCTTTAAGGTTATAATCTGCTCCATGTTCAGTCCTCCACTTTCTTGCTCTTCTCCGTCTTTAAGAAGAGATTGACGAAATAGACCTGACCGATGCCGGTCACTTTCGGGGTCTTGTTGATGGAGGTGTGCCCATCGGAATGTGCAATGGACGTTTCCTTGATTTCAAACAAGCGAAGTTCCATAGACTTCTGCGTTGGCATATTGTAGTCCGTCCGCTTCTTGTCTTTAATCAAGTATCCGTTCTCACGCATCCACTGGAACAGGCGGTTCTGCCCCATCTGGATGCCGTTCTGTGACAGCAGCTTCGCCATCTCACCAACGAGAATGCTCTGGTTGCTTGCGCTCACAGCGTCAGCAAACAGCGCTTTCGGCTTCATGGTTTCAATCTGCTTGTCTTTCTCTTCCAGTTCCTCATGCGCTGCGATCAGTGCGGTTGCGAGAAGCTGCGACCTGGTAAGCTGCGGCTGTTCGGTCAGCTTTTTCTCCATCTCGTTGAACGCTGCAATGTACTTCAGCTTCCACTCAAGAGCCGCCTTTCCGGTAAACCCCATAGCCAGCAGGGTGAAACCGTCACGGTTCATCAGGTAAGCCCTCTGTTCCCTGCCGTAGCTGTCCGGCACGGTGGTTTCAAAGAACATCTCCCCAAAATTGGGGACATCTTTTTTGATTGCATCGATGTCACGCATCACATGATCGTGACGCTTTTCAAAGTTCTCGGCAATCTGGCGGCTAGATGCTACCGGTTCGCCGCTTTGCATGGATAGCACGATTTCTCTCATTTTTGCTCTCTTTCCTTTACAAGCTCATTCAGAGCTTCTTTCACCTTAGCTTCCGCATTTTTAGGCTCACGCTTACCGTTCAGGATTTTTCCCAAGTATTCCGGTGCGCATCCCATTTTTGCAGCAAGCTCTCTGATTTCGATATTGTGAACATGAAGCGTTCCTACAACATCGCCTGTCCACTTAGGAAGCAAATTTTTTCTCCTTTCTTGTTCTAATACTTGAACTTTTTGAAAGAATGTGATAATATTATGGTGTCAAGCAAAAACATTATCGAACGTTCTTCTATTTGTTCAAAGCTTTTAATTTGTTCTACTGATTGAACTCGGTATCTTTATTAAAGCACAAGTAGTAGAATTTTTCAAGTGTTTTTGTTCAAGTGGTAGAACTTTGTCATCTTGTACAAGCACTGGAGGTAAGTTTTGTGTTTTTTGACAATTTCGTAAAACTATGCGAAGAAAAGGGAGTAAAGCCGTCTCGTGCTTTAACCGATGCAGGCGTTCCAAGATCTGCTTATAGCTATTGGAGAAGGGAAGCTGGCATCGGGAACGATGCAAAGCCGACAAACCAAAACGCCGTAAAGCTTGCTCAGTACTTTGACGTTACTGTGGATTACCTTCTCACTGGCGACCGAAAAGAAAACCCGCCTCAGCAGCCGCAAAGTGAAGTCGATGCAGCAGTGGAGCGGATTAGAAGAAAACTTGAATCTATGCCGACAGCGCAGCGTGAAGCGCTGATGAACCTGATCGAGAAGATGTGAGGTAAGATTTTGTATTACCTATTGTGTGGATGTGCCTTTTGCTTCTGGTTCATGCAAGCCTTGTTAAAAGGCAATGACCGTGCGCTATATGGCAACGGCAGAAAATATCGTTACCGTAAAAGAAAGAATCGCTGGTTTTAATCGAGGTGGAAGATGAAAAAGCACAGCAAAGAAGAGCTTCTTAACGATAAGAGCAGCCACATGGGTGCAAGGTTTATGTACTCGTTCGGAATGGCTTTCATCATATTGTCCTTTATTTTCCTGATGTATTCAACCACTGCCTTTATCATTTGTATGGCGGTTGGTCTGTTTTTGTTCTTTAAGGGCAAAAAGGAATACAATCTTTTTATGGAGAAAAATAAGCTAAAGCAGAAAATGTACACAACGCCTGTAAAAACAAAGATTGTTGCTTCTGGAATCAGCAAAAAAGCCGGAAGCGCTGCCGTTCGCACAGCAATTGGCGGTGCTGTTGGTGGGCTTCCTGGTGCTATTTATGGCTCTTCTACTGCAAAATCCAAAGCCGATGTGACGTTCTATGTCACCTACGAGGACGGGCACAAGGCATCCGAAACCGTAAGCGCAAATTCTTCTAGGTTCAATGAGCTGATGAAAGTCTGTGAAGATTGACCCGGTAAAATAAAAACCCCTTGTGCCGGGCTGGTGTAGCTCTGCGCAAGGGGTTTTCTGTTATTCTAGGTCTAGGGCTTGCTCCGCTGCTGGAATCTTTTCAGGATGTTCTAGTAGCCATGCAATAAATCGGTCAATCTTAGCTCTTTCTTGTTCGCTCATTGTAGCATATCCTCCCGATCGGTAAGTGCAGATGTTCATTTGATACGATTATACATCTTTCAGTTGTATAGTCAATACGATTTAAACAACTTCGCAAAAATCGAATGTTTTCTTCACATCCGTTACTTTTCATCGGGGAAGCCACGAGCGTTCAAGTCAAAAGGGACAACGCCTATCCATCTTTCCTCCAATCACAGCTCTACGAGCTGTCCGTCAATGCGCTCGATGTTGTCTGCCGGGTCGCGTCCATCGTCTAAGGCGGCTACGGCGCGTTCTAGGATGCCTTTTGCTTCGAGGTAAGCATCTTTATCAGCTTCGTACCCAGAAAGGCTCAGGACAAGCTCCAGCGTCCGTCTGCGAGCGTATGGAATAATCAGAGCATCTACGGTTCGGTTCATTAACTTTCCTCCCACGGTTCAGGTGTGTGTGGCTGCCCATCGGGAACGCTGGCAGGCATTCCGTCGATGATCGGCATACGTTCATGGTTCCAGATTACAGTTTCTTTCATTTTTTGTTTCCTTTCTATTCGGAATTTTTTGACAATACAGTTATAACATAGGCTGCTGTTGGTTCTCCATAGCAGCTTTTTCCATTTTTTGGCTTGTCGAATCCGGCAGTTTTGCAGAATTTTGCTGAAAGGGCGTGAATTTATGGATGAATATTTGGTAAGAACGGCCAAAGCATTAGAGATGGCACGGATGCGTTCCGGCTTAAGTCAGCAGAAATTGGCTGCACGGATGGGCGTGAATCGTGGTACGATTGCTAACTGGGAGCAAGGTCTGGCGGCTATCTCCCTGCCAATGGCTATGCGCTGGTTCACCTGCTGCGGCGTATCGGTGGCTCGGTACATGGACGCTTGCATTCATCCGGGGCTGCTGGAGCATCTGGAGGACGACCTTTCCGGCATGGAAAAGCGTCAGATTCTCATAGATGCCATGATGGAGTGTTCTTCCTACGAGATAGATGCCTTGTTGTATATGCGGTACGGAGATCACGGTTCAGACCACATCGGTGTGCTGACGGAGGTTCTGGCAAACCTTCATACGCCATTGAAGGACAGGGTCTCTGTCTGCCGGATGGTATCGGGCAACTATGAAATAGCGCAGGCTACCGGGACAGACCCAGACCCGAACGGAACCGCCCCGAAGATGGAAATTCTTTATCAGGCGCAAGATGCCGGAACGGAAGCTGCTATGAAGTCCAACGATTCTTACACTGTGAATCCGAATAATATAAGCGGCTGATTGTCGAATTATCGCAGTTTTTGAAGAACATTTTGTCCACGTTCATCCACTTTTTGTACACCTATCGGGCAAATTCGCCTTGTCATTTCGTCCCCCATAGTCTGTAAATCGACAGCATTCGCGCGGAATAAATAACGAGTTATCGTTAATCTATTGCTTGTAATTGGTCGACTTGTCAATCTGTCCCCCATAGTGCAGATTAGGTATACCTTTCCATCCACTTTTTGTACACCTATCCACAATCCGTCCACGTTTGGTATACCTAACGCAAAGTTATGTTTACCGTTGAATTTTACCGTGTTTGTCTTATCCTGCAGAGAATCTGATGCCGTTTTCAACAAAGAAAGAGAGAAAAGAAAAGTTTTTGTGGAAAATTCTACTACTTCCTATTAGTAGAAGATATTTTAATATCTTGTTTTAACTCTTGTTTTATATATAGTAAGAACGTGGACAAAAAATGGACGAACGAGGACGGAATGTGGACGAACGAGGACAAAATATTCCACAAACGAGGACGAATTGTGGATGAACGTGGACGTTATGTATTGACTCGTCCTCGTAACGGTGGTATAATAGCTGTGGAAATCAAATCGGAAAGGAAGTGTTGAAGTGTCAGACATTAAAGGCGGTAATCTGATTGAAAAGAGCCGACCTCTTGTGTGGGCAAAATTCAGAGACTACACGGCTGGTGAGCTTCGTCTGTTGGAAGTATACCTGTCAAGAATTAACCCTCGTGACCCTGAAACGTCAGCAGTCAGATTTACGCTGAAAGAATACTGTGATTTTCTGGATATCAAAATTAACTCAAGAAATTTGAAAGCGCAGGTCAAGCACTTTGTCAGCAACTCTGTGGAAGTTCCTAGAGGTGATAAGGCTGGTTCTTATGACATCTATCCCCTGTTTGACCAAGCGTCTGTCGAATTTGATTACAAGTTAGCGAATTTCTTTATCACGCTTAGCTGCAATCCGAAACTGCGTCCTGTTTTTTTCGACATCGCCGAAAAAGGATACGTTAGATATCGTCTGCGGTACACGGCAAGTATGAAATCGCAGTACAGTATTCTCTTATATTCAATCTTGCGTGACATGATAGGCCGGGGTGTGAGAACGCCCGAAATTACGGTTGAAAAACTAAGAGAACAGTTAGGCGCAAACGAACCAAGCTACAACGAATATCGGTATTTGCGAAAGAGAGTTCTTGATGTGGCGGTAAAGGAAATCAATGAACTGTCTGATTTGCAAGTCGATTATGAGCGTGTCATCATTGGGCATAAGGTTGTGTCAGTGAAGTTTAACGTGCATCAGCATACAGAGCCAGTCATAGATGCCGAATCGAGCGAGGTTAGCAGCTCGTCCTTGAAAGATGTTCCTGAAAGCCAAAGACCTGTTAAAAAGGCTCGCAGGGGTGCGTACGAGGATGTCGATTGGGCATCCATTGCTCCAACACTTACGGAAAAGCAGTGCATCGAGATTGCAAAATCCGTTGCAAAGCGCATCAAGGAAAAATACCCCAATATAAAACAGAACAAAAAGAAAGAAGCAGTTGTAAACATCGTCGAGAACGCTTACCGAATCATTATTGCCGATGGTGAAGATGAGCGAAAAGAACCGTTGAAGAATCCGGGTGGTTACTTGTTTAAGACGATCGAAAAGACAGACCTTGACGATTACGCTACGTTTGACGATAGCTTCTTGAAGTAGTCGGATACAGTAAATAAAGAAAGAGTGATAAAATGGCAAAAATCATAGCTGTCGCCAACCAGAAGGGCGGCACAGGAAAGACTACCACAAGCACCTGTCTGGCTGGTGCGTTACAGTTGCTTGGCAAGAAAGTGTTGCTGGTGGACTGCGATGCCCAGTGCAACGCAACGGACACCTATGGCGCACAGACAGAGGACGTGTGCACTCTGTTCGATGTAATGACCCGGCAGGGTACGGTAGAAGAAGGAATCCAGCACTGTGAAGCAGGTGACATTCTACCGTCAGACAGCGCATTGAAGGACATTGACGAGCAGCTTGTCCGGGACATAGGCAAGAACTTCCGGCTACGCGAAGCACTGGAATCCGTGTCTGCACAGTACGATTACATTGTTTTGGACACTCCCCCGCAGCTCGGTCTTGCACTTGTAAACGCTCTTATTGCCGCCAACAGCATCATCGTACCCATTACAGCAGACCGCTATGCGCTTGCCGGACTGAGCCAGCTTTCGCAAACCATTGGTGACGTTCGCAGATACTTCAACCCGACTTTGAAAATTGAAGGTCTGCTTCTGAACCAGTACAAGAGCCGCGAGAACCTGTCCAAAGAGGTTGTAGAGCAGCTTCCTGTGATTGCAGAAAGCATGGGAACAAGGCTTTTGAACGTGAAGATTAGACCGTCTATGGGCGTTCGTAAGGCTCAGGCAGAGCGGCACAGCCTGTTTAGCGGTGAAACGGCAAAGAGTACCAGCGCAGAGGACTTCAAGGCGTTGGCGCAATATCTCGTTGGAGGTGAGAACTGATGAAGTCAACCAGCAAAAAATCCTCAGGTCTGCTTGGCGGGTTTGACTTTCAGCCTATTTTTTCGGAGCAGACATTAAGCCGAAGTGAGCCAAAGGAAGAAGAAGTAAGCCAAACAAAGCCGAATAACGCCGAACAAGCACCGATTAAGCTTAGTGATGCCGCAGACAGCCATGCGCAGCCAAGTGAAGCGGAATTAGGCAGTATTAAGCCGAAGCAAGCCAAAGACAGTAAAAATCAGCCGAGTGATGCCGTGTTAGGCGAAGGTAAGCCGAAGAAGCTGAAACAGGCAAAGGAGACGAAACGGCTGATTGAACAGGGCGATGTTCCCGGCGCACTAGCAGAAGCCGGTTTGACAAAGAAAAAAATCCCGATGCCGGAATCGCATCAGGGCGTTGCAAGTGGTGACGGCAAGCGTTCTAAGCGCATTACTATCCTTATGAGCGAGGAAGAACGCAAGTACATCAACCGTGAAGCCAGACGGCACGGGATGACCATCGGACAGTATGTGTACGCTCTAGCTGCTGCGGCGGCAGATGGAAAGATTGAGTTGGAGGATTTCTTGGAGGATTGAGGTATGTCGTGAAACACGATATACCTGCAAACCGTATCTTCCGGTATTAGGTATTGACTTTTAAGCACACAAATAGTATACTTAATGTGCGCTCAAAAGTGGAGGTGAACGCATGAGTGCAAAAATGGGAAGACCAAAGCTGGAAAACCCGAACAGTGTTCGCACAAGCGTCCGTTTGGACGTGAAAACTGACAAACAGCTTTCGGATTATTGCGAAAAAAACGGCATTTCTAAGGGAGAAGCCGTTCGTGAAGCTGTCCAGCAATGGCTTGAACATCAAAAATAAAAAATCCCCTAAACTGTTCGTAACTTGGCGGTCACCGGCAGTTTAAGGGATTACACTCCATGCGATTATGGGTGATAAATCCATTATATCATCTTCATAGTTGCATTACAAGCAAGATTTTTGTGGTAAAGCCAATGAACATTCCAGCAACGAAAGAAGAGATTCTCGAAAACTTCAAGCAAAACAGCAACGGTCGTCCGCTCAATAAGGATGATTACGAGATTGCAGAAGCGTTATCTCGTATCACTTACAAGGCGTATGAGGTCGGCGTGGAAGATGCAAAACAGTTGAATATGGAGGATATGATGGATAACAGAAACGCACTTCAAATCTTTAAAAACGAAGAGTTTGGTTCAATCAGAACATTTGTGAAAAACGGAGAGTACTGGTTTGTCGGTAGGGATGTATGTAATGCGTTTCAAGACAAGAACCCAAATAGAAGCATCGGACGGATTGACGATTGCGATAAGCGTTCCTTGAAAATCAAAGATTCTCTTGGGCGTGAGCAAGCAGTGACTGTTATCAACGAATCCGGGTTATATGCTCTTCTTTTTGCAATGCAGCCGCAAAAAGCGCATAATCATGGGGTGTCAGATGAGTACCCCATCGAAATCAAGGAAAGGATTGAGAAGCTTCGCCGTTTTAAGAGATGGGTAACGCATGATGTGCTTCCTACGCTTCGCAAGACTGGTTCTTACAGTATGAGTCCTCAGGAGAACAAGCCTGATACGCAGAACGATGCAATTTTGCAAGTGCTGATGAAGAACACGGAAGTTTTGCAAGCCATCGTACAGCAAAACCAGCAGATTATGATTGCGCTTACCAACCTGTCCGTCAACGATGCAAAGCGCACGATGGAGATTCAGCCTTACACTTCCCATCAAGGGCAGAAAGGTGACGGAAAACGTAGCAAGCGAATCACAATCCTTATGAGCGACAGCGAGCGGACGTTTGTTACGAGAGAAGCACGCAAGCACGGATTCACGGCAGGGGAATACATCTACAACCTGTCCGTTGCGGCATCAAAAGACCAGATTGACTTAGGCTGATTTGACGGCTGAATTTTCAGCGTTGATAGTAAATAAAGAGGGGGTGTGCCCAAAATTGGGCAGACCCCCTCTTCTGTTTTACTTATCAGCAATGCAATCCCAGTAGAGATATGCCTTGCCGTCTGCGGCATCTGCGTCCTCAAGGAACGCCTTTGCCATGTCAGCGTAGAAGCCCGGAGTGTCAACAGACTGGCGTTTTGCGACCTGACAATAATCCGAGTACATCATGTTCATGACAGCCCAGAAATCGTTCGGGTCGCAGGTGATGTTGCGCTGTTTGGCAACGTCCTGTGTCTGTTCCAGCGTCCAGTGACAGCCCTTCGTGCCGTCAGCATTCACCATGCTGTCGCACCATTCCTCTGCTTCATCGTGGGTGAGGTGCTGGCGTGGCATCTTGATGGAGCGGCTGTCTGCACCGCCACGTTCGTACTGATTAGACCGCTTGTCCCAGTCTCCGTTCTGCGAGAAGCCGATTTGCGTCATTCTGCGTCCATTCTCTACGTCAGGATAGCGGGGGATAGGGTAGGGGTCGAGGTAGCGGTTCTCCTCCTGCGGATAGTAAGGATGGCGTTCATTGCCATCTTCCAGCTTGCGCAGGCGGCGTTCCAGCTCACGCTCCCTGCGATCGCGCTCTTCCTCAAGGCGGTCACGTTCCGGCTCACGGTCTTTTTCGTGGTCACGGAGCATCATCATGCGACGAAAATTAGTCTTGCCCATAATCTATACCTCCTTAGGAAATGGACGCAGGCGCACCGGCGTGGGAGCGGCAGAAGCAGCCAAGATACTTAAACGTGCCGGTGCCGGTCGCAGACGTTGCCACACGAGTAGCGTAGCGGGTGCGGGTGTGGATGCTTTCGGCGGTCGCCTGAGCGCAGTTGCAGTCGGTCAGAGGGTAACGAGTTGCCCCGTCACCGACTGTGATAACGACTGCTGCGTTGATAGTAGTGCTTTCAGGGATAGACTGTGAAACCACGATGCACACTTTAGAGCCGTCAAGATACGCACCAGCGGGCAAAGCAATGATAAGCTGGTTGTTTGCGCTGTCAAAATTGACGGCTGTTGAAATCACTAAGTTTTTGCAAAGTTTACAACTAGTCTTGCAAGACATTATCTTGCTCCTTTCTGAGCTTTTGCTCAATTTGAGTTAGTTCATCTTCATTAAATGGCGGTTTTCCTTTTCTGTGGCGATTAGAAAAAGTTCCGTATCTTTTATTCCAACCCATGTATGTTGTCCATTGTTTTAGCGATTGCTCTTTCCCAAGAATTGTGATCTTGATAGTTTTACGCTGATTGTTAGATTGTTCTGATATAGTGACCCATCTGCAATTTTCAGGACAGTAATTTTCATTTACATTGATTCTATCAATAGTCAAAGATTCAGAATATCCAGACTGCATTGCCCAACAATAGAAATTTTCAAAAGAATGAAGCCAATCGTCGCAAACGCAAATTCCCCTACCGCCATAAGAAGAATATCGTTTATTGCGAGGATTTGTGCATCTGCTTTTCATGTTCGCATAAATGCAATAAAGCCTTGATTTTCGCATACCATGTGTTGTGAATCTTTTTGATGCAGTTTCCTTTTGAAAACATCCGCATGAGGTGGATGCACCTTTTGTCAAGTTGGAATGATAGCACCGAACAATATTTCCGCAGTCACATTTGCAAAAATATGTTTGATTCCCATTCATTTTCCCGGCTTTTTCGATAACAAGAAGTCGGCCAAAACGCTTTCCGACAAGATTGTTTCTTCGAGCACATCCACAAGATGCTGTATCTCCAGACCTTAAACGATTGCTAGTTACGATTTTTTCATTCCCGCAATCACATTTACAACGCCAGTAAACAGTACCTTCTTTTTTTGGCAAGTCATAACATCTTTCGATAACAACTAGTTTTCCAAATCTTTTCCCGGTTAAATCAATCGCTTTAAATGGCATAATAAGATCGCTCCTATGTTTTTTATTTGATTCTATTATACCATACGGAAAAAAGTAAAACAATGATTTTCTTGATATAAAATCAGGGGCAGAGGTGTCTTACCCCTGCCCCGATGGTTCACCCGGTGTTATCGGGGAGTGTGTAGGTTAGCAGCAGCCGCAGCAGTTCACGCCCACGTTAGGGTTTGCCACCTGATAAGCGGGAATCGGACGAGGATTGACCCGGTTCAGGATGGTATCGGTCTGCTGAGACATCGCGGTGGTCAGAAGCGCATTCTGACGATCCTGAGAAGCGGCGAACTTCAGGCTCTGGTTCTCAGCAGTCAGAGTGGCGATCTTATCCTGCGTGAAGTAGTCCATCATGCTGCGGAAGTTGGCGTTGCAGTTGTCCACGATGGCACGGGCGTTGTCTGCGATAGCCTGACGGGTAGCGCAGTCCTGCTGTGCAATGGTGTACTTCAGGTCGCCGATCAGCTGCTTGTTCTCGCAGCAGCAAGATGCCAGCTGCGTGGAAAGTGCGGTCTGACCAGCCTGCCGTGCGTTGCCCTCCTGCATGATGGCAAGGCTGATGGCATTGTCGCCGTTGGACACGCTGCGCTCCAGACCGTTCACAAGCTGTGCGTTCTGATAGCCGAGCTGACAGATCGCCTGATTAGTACCAGCAAAGCCGCCCGCAACGGCAGCGTTGAGGGTGTTCATCTGTGCGAGCTGGTCATAGCCAAGAGAGCAGATACCGCTCTGGATGCCAGCCAGAGAACGGGAAGTGTCCTGCTGGTAGAAGCCCTCCGACAAAGCCGCACGAGTATCTGCGCCGCCCTGACCGGTCGCACCGGTGCCCACCAGATAGGGGATGTAGCTGTTCATGCCGTTGTCACCACCGTTCCGACCGTAGCCGTTTGTGCCCCAGCCGAAGATGATGGCGAGGATGATAACCGCCCACAGACCTTCGTTGCCGAAAAATCCGCCGTTGTTATTGCCGCCGTCCTGCCCAGCCAGATAGCCAGTTGCAAAATCGTCCATAACAAAACTCCTTTCAGTTTTGCGTTATGCTATCCCACCGCCGTATGCGATGGGCGAAGCCAGATAAAAGCGGTTTTTATCAAGTCCGCAAAACTGAGAAGCGTTTCGCTTAGAGGGATGCTTATTTTGGGATTATCAAATCAGCTTGGAGGATTGCTTTTTTCGTCTTCCGGATCATCCCACTTTTTGCTGGCAGCACCGAAAATCAAGCCAAGCATCAAAGGAACCCATAGTTTGTCATTGCCACACAGATTGTTGATGTCAAAATCTTTTTCGGGATGGCTGTTTTCAAAATCGTCCATTGCAAAGCCTCCTCACTTCGGTAACGTCAAATTCAGGACGCTTGCCAGTTGGTTCAGGTCGATGCCGCGCTCTTTGGCGAGGTTCTGTGCCATCGTCCTAAGCTGCGTTTCGTTCTTGCCCTGAATCAAGTTCAAACCCTGCATGATGGGGGCGCTCTGCCCACCCAACTGCTGGATAAGCCCCATCGGGTTCTGCCCGGCGCGAGCCAGATTTGCCAGCTGCATGATAGGGCTGTGCGTAATCACATCAAACGGAGAGGACATTGTTATTCTCCTTTCTTCGTTGCGGCAGTGGGCTTCGAAAAGCTCTTCTGCCACTTTTCCAGTTCATCCAGACGGTGGACAAGGGTGTTGTACTGCTCAATAGGTACATACTGCTGTGTCGGTGCAGCGGTCTGCTGTGCCTGTTGCGCCTGTATCTGCCGCCATGCTTCCGGGCTATAAAACTCTAACACGTCAGATTCACAAGTGTTTGGGTTCAGACGTTTGCAGTAGATGACCCCACTACGCAAATCCGGGCAATACGTCCATCTTCCGTACAGATCAGATGGAATTGCCAGAAATTCCTCCCTGCTGGAAACAGGTCTGCCAAGCAACCAGCCGCCATCTTGTGCCGACTGCTGAACAGGCTGCTGCCCATTCATCGGCTGCGGACGCTGCTGCTGTGCCTGCTGCATCTGCGTGTTGGGTAGGGGAGTGGCAAGCCCTACCGTGCCCATACCGCCGTAAGGGTTGACAGGCTGCTGCGGAACGTAGGGCGCTCCGGGTGTCGGATAATAGCTCATAAAACATCCCTCCTTGTGCATCCAGTGTACTGCATCGGCAAAAAGCGAAAGACAACGAAGGTGCAACGAAGGACAAAAAAGAAAAGCGCCCACACGGAAAAATCCGCATGAGCGCTTGAAAAATAAAAAAGCCCCCGATGCTCCAAAAGGAACACCGGGGGCTTTGCTTATCCGAGCATTTTATCAATGCCTTTCAGCCGGTAGCTTACCGCCGTCCGGCTGTAATGTGTCTGTGCTGCAATGTCCGGCAGCGGAAGCCGCTCAACGTACCGCAGTAAGGCTATCTTACGGTCTACCCTCCCAAGCGGTGCGCTTTTAATGGCGGCGATCATCCTCTGTCTGTCAAGTCCTTGCAGCGCAGCGGGCAGCACCACACGAGCCGCCGCCACGGGCAGCACCGAGCCAGAAGGGCTGCGGAAGCTGTCCGGCGTTGCGCACCATTACAGGGACGTTACCGAGATGGTCGATTTTGCCGCATCTCTTGATTTCACAAAATCGTTTCTGCTCGTATGTAGTGCTTGCCATGATATCCTCCTTACTGCTTTTGCAGTGCCGCCTTCATGCGGTCAAAGAAAAACTGAATTACCTTGCTCATGGTCTCTTCGGTGATTGCCCAGCTGACCAGCTTGCCCCATCGACTGTTGTCCAGATAGTGGCGCAGCATCTTGACGCACCACGCCTTGCGTTCTGCGCCGCGCTTGGTGCCCTGAATTTCACGCTCTGCTTGGTCGATGAGGTCAAGCACCAGCGTCTTGACCGCTGCGCCGTAGCCCAGCCGGATAAGCCCCAGCGCAAGCGACACAGCGCCCACAATGATGAGCACCAGCGCCAGCCACGCGGGCAGCGGGGTGAGAATGGTGTTAAGAATGGTTTCCATGTGTTACTCTCCTCTCTCTTTTTCGAGATCTTCGATGCGGTGGTTTGCCACCTTGATTTGTTCTTCCAGCACCGGGATGCGCTGGGCAAAGTTGTTGTGCGCCCGGACTTCGCGGGTCAGCTCTTCCAGCTTGGTTTCGGTCACAGCCTGCTGCTTGTCCAACTTGGCGTCCATGCTCTGAGCGGTGCGGTTGTTGGAGACGATCGCGCCGATCAGGCTCAGACCGCCGGTGATGATTGCCACAATGATTGCTTCGCTCATGCGCCCTCCCGGAGACGGGTCAGACCCTTCTTAGCGATGATTTTAGCGTAGTCCTTGTAGGGCACAGACAAGTCCACGCCGGAAATCTTGCCCGGTATCGCGTCCACAACGCCGGGAATCTTGCCCTTGCTGGTGTACTGCCACAAGCCGAACGGCCAGCCCGGTTCAGGCTTCTTGCTGCGGTAGGCTGCCAGCCACACATCGTGCTTTTTCAGCGCAGCACCGCCCATGTACAGGTTATCACGGCCAAAGTACAGCCCGGTGTACAGCATGGCGTAAAAGCCCCAGCGCTCCACAGTGCCCAGAGCGTGCGATGCGATGTCAGTCAGGGTCTGCTTGTCGAGCGGTGCTTGCACATAGCTGTCCTCAATGTCCACCGCCACAGGCAGCTGCACCGTCTTGCCGGTCAGCACCTTGCGCAGCAGGGCAAGCTCTGCGTCTGCCTCTGCCGCATTGACCGCCTTGCAGTAGTAGTACACGCCGCAGGGGATGCCAAGCCGCTGGCATTCGCGGTAGTTACGCTCAAAGGTTGGGTCAATGTAAGGCTTGCTGGGTGCGTCTTTGGCGCTGTTGCCCAGCGCACGCAGCATCACGCCGGAGACAAGCCCGCTTGCCTTGACCTTGTTCCAGTCAATCGTGCCCTGATACCGGGACACGTCCATGATAGGAAGCATTATATCAGTCCTTTCTTTTTATGTTTTGTAGGGATTCGGTTCCAGCAGCCAGCTCCCGCACCTTGAAGTTTGGTGCAAGGCGGCGGTTGCCGTCTGCCATAAGGCGGTACTGTCTGATTGCCATAGTCCACTTCCTTTCCTTGGTTCGCTAAAGCTTCCTTTAGCTATCCAAATTTATTTCACGGTCTTCTCCAACGCCAGCCCTTATACATTTAATTTTTCGATTATCGTAATCAACAAATACCAAATCAAACGAGCAATCAGCTTTATAGCTCTGATTATTGCCGCAATCAAGAGTGGCAATAATCGGGATACCGCTGTCAACAAGCGTATAATCGGCGTGGCTATGACCAGCCAACATAAATTCCACCCGTCCTGTAGCATCAACGAAGTTATAGTTTTTTCCGTTCACGCTAATTTCGCTTCGCCGGTTATATGCAGAAGAAATTTGCAGTAAAAGCCTCGTTAAAGGCTGCACGTCATCCGGCACAGCGCCGGTCGGAATTGTCCGGTAGGAATAGATGTGCACAGCGATTGCTACATGGTCAAATCGCTCTTTCGTTAGATTTTCAGCGAACCATGCTGCCTGCTCGTATCCGTAATTGTTATCGTAGGTAAGCGCCTGATTCTCTATGCCGGTATCAAAGCAGTAAAAATGAGTGTTTACTCCCTTGAAATCGTAGTAGGCACGTCCTGTATCTCTGTACCACAAATTACGGATAGCCACCCGGCTTAAACGTGTTGTATATTTTTCGCTATTAGCATCTTTTTTACCTTGATAGTTCGTGTCATGGTTCCCAACCAACATATAGAGGTTATCGAACATTGATCGACGGATGCCGTCAATATAGCCCATCTTATAGCAAGCCATTTCTGGGACATCGTTATTGCCAAGCCAATCTCCACCGCACAAAACGAAGCTTGTTGGTGTGCTGTTATAGTATTTTTGGATTTGCGAAACGTACTCTTCCATCATAGGTTCGCTACCAATGTCAGTATGCGCAGTAAAGAGATGTGGGTCTGTAAACCACAAGAACGCCTCGCATCGATTGACTGTTACAACATTATTTATTTCATCTCCGTTAAACAGCGAAGAATATCTTTTGCAGACTGTGTAAAAATCTTTTGCACCTGTGTGATAAGAAGCATTGAAGTCATCTCTTTGAAATTCATCAGATAGCAGATAACTTTCTTTTTTATCGTTATAGTCGATTGCAGAATAACTTTCGAGAATTTTACCGCCATATCGATTATAATAAACCCAATACAAAACAACAAAATTATCC